TTATGTCAAGGTCAGTCGTTGAATATATTCTTCCCATCAGGGGCGACCAAATCATACCTACACAAAGTGCACTTCAATGCTTGGGCTTATGGTACGAAGGGGTTGTACTATTTAAGAACCGAAACCTCTAATAAAGCAGAAAATGTCGGATCAAAGGTTGCTCGCGATAGGCTGGCTGAATTTAGTGATGTTGCTGTACAAGGTGCTGTTGGCGATGATGACCAAAATTCTTGCCTGGCGTGCGAAGGCTGAAGGATGACAACTTTGACCATCAGCCAACAAGAACAAGCGTATAGAGATATTCTCAAATACAATGACATTCAGACTCGTTTGCGTGAGTTGTTCCCAAACGACAGCGATGAAGAATTAGAAATCAAAGTGGCCAAAGTGCTACAAATACAATCATAGGAAACGATATAGATGGATGTTTTGATATACAGTAAATCAAACTGCCCTTTTTGCGAAAAGGCAAAGTTTTGGTTCAAGTCGCATGGCTACCCATATACAGAAATTATGTTAGATGACGAAGAGCAGAGGCTGGCGTTTTATCAGAAAGTCCCTGGAGCGCGTTCGGTACCACAGATCTATATTGACGATAAGCATATTGGCACATATGACGACTTGATGAAAATTACCGACACTCTCGTCAAAAAGAGTGGTGGGTTACTCGAGTTCTCAGAAACCTATAAGCCATTCCACTATCCTTGGGCTGTAGACATCACTACACGTCACGAGAAGGCGCATTGGATCGAAGACGAGATTGATTTGTCTGAAGATTTGACTGATTGGAAGGGCGGCAAGATGTCACAAGTGGAAAAGGACTACATCACTAATGTCCTCCGTCTGTTTACGCAGAGCGACGTTGCTGTCGGGCAAAACTACTATGACCAGTTCGTACCTAAGTTCAAGAACAATGAAGTACGCAACATGCTGGGTTCATTCGCTGCTCGCGAAGGCATCCACCAAAGAGCATATGCGCTGCTGAATGAGACCCTTGGTTTGCCTGACAGTGAGTATCATGCGTTCCTTGAATACACTGAGATGGCTGATAAGATTGACTACATGATGCAATCTGACACAAGCACCATGCGCGGTATTGGGTTGTCATTGGCAAAGTCGGTCATGAACGAGGGCGTGGCGTTGTTCGCTTCTTTCGTTATGCTTTTAAACTTCCAGCGTTTCGGCAAGATGAAGGGTATGGGCAAGGTTGTGGAGTGGAGTATCAGGGACGAGTCTATTCACGTCGAAGGCAACTCAAAACTATTTAAGGCGTTTTGTGCTGAGCATCCGCGTATCGTCGATGAAGATTTTAAGAAAGATATATATGAACTAGCTCGCCACGCTGTTAAGTTGGAAGATAAGTTTATTGACCTCGCTTATAAGATGGGAGACGTTGAAGGCCTCCTCGCCTCAGAAGTGAAGCAGTACATTCGCTATATAACTGACAGACGCTTGCTTCAATTGGGTCTACGAACCAACTTCAAGGTAAAGGAAAATCCACTGCCTTGGTTGGAATGGGTTTTAAACGGTGCCGACCATACTAACTTCTTCGAGAATCGTGTTACAGAGTATGAAGTTGCCGGATTAACTGGTGGTTGGGACGACGCATACGCTTAGGGAGATGCACTTATGCAAGAAATGACATATGACATCATTTGTGATGATTGTGACACAGAATATACAATCATCCATCTGGTTGACGAAGAACTGCTGATAGATAGACCAATCTTCTGCCCGTTTTGTGGTAATGGGGTGGATATTACGATTGATGAAGAAGATGAGATGGATGAAATGGACCAGTTGTTGAATGAACTTGACGAATTAGATTTTGATGTCGACTGATTATGACAACCCATGGACATACCAAGGGGAACCATTTCTTCCTGCAGAGGCCGACCTAGAAAAATGGGTCGGTTTTTGCTATAAGCTGACTGACGCCACTGGCAAATCTTACATAGGCAAGAAATTCTTCTGGAAACCGAAGACATTGCCTGTGACAAAGACTCGCAAACGTAAAGTGAAGACTAAAGTGCAGTCGGACTGGAAGAAATACTACGGATCGAGTGCTGCAGTTAAGGATTTGGTAGAACAGGGCAACAAGTTCACTCGGGAGATACTTCATCTTGCTAGAACTAAGGGTGAGTGTACATATTTTGAGCTGCGGGAACAAGTTGTGAATGATGTTCTGTTGCGGGATGACTACTATAATGAATTCATTGGCGCTAGAATCAACGCCAGCCACCTGAAGTTACTTAAAGAAGATTATAACAAATAACTTTACTTTTCAAGAATAGTATTGTATAATTGATAATAGGCAATGGGTGAAGTCTAGGGGTTGCGAGTTCGCGGCCGAAGATCCCAATTATATTATAATCAAGCGAGATATTATATGAACGACCCCATCAAAATATTTGTAGGCAGCTCATCTAACGGCGAAGACGCCCTTATAGAGATGGCATATGAATTTTCACTACGCAAGAACACCGACCGCGACATAGAGATAATTTGGATGCGACAGACTAATGACGTTGAGTCATTCTGGCACGGTTTCGCTGACCACAACTGGTCGACACCATTTTCTGGATTCCGATGGGCAATACCCGAATACTGCAATTTTGAAGGCAAGGCAATATACACTGATTGTGACATGTTGAACTTCTCAGACATTGGCGAGTTGCTTGATATGGAGATCCCTGATGACAAGATGATGCTTGCTCGGGACGGTAAGCGGTTTGGAGGCAAGGAGTTCTGCGTCATATTGTTTGATTGCGCCAAGTTCAAAACAATTACTCCCGTATCGCAATGGAAGTCTGAACCAACAGCCCACCACCAGTTTATCCAATCATTCATACAGAATGATCTCGTTGGCGACCTAGATCCCGCTTGGAATAGTCACGATGG